CAGTCCTTCAGCTCAACTACATACCGCCTAAGCTCTTCCGCTTTCAACAAGTGCCAGTTGTCCCCTGTCCGAAAGTACATTCGGTTGTGGCTGTCAATAGCTTTAAGCATGTGAAAGATCCCTGCCACCCTTCCCAGCAATACCGCGAGCTTCACGCTCTGCCCATAGTTCAGATCTGTACTTACGACGCTCCTTCGTGGAGTGATACTTCTTGTCGTAAGCCGCCTTCTTTTTGCGTGCTTCTGGATTGGCAGCGTAGAAAGCTGCAGTGCGGCGCTTGTTTTTTGCGGGACGTGGTGCCATGCTGCCTCCTATCAAGCAGACTATAGCTATTTCTTATTCCGTTTGTGCTGGTAGCCGATTCGCTTTGAACCTGTTTTTTCGCGCTTGAACTTACGCTTTTCTTTTTCAGAAAGCTCGCTTGCTGTCTTGGGGGTTTCCGCGGAAACACGCCTCTTGGGTCTGCAAGCTGGATAGCTCCTGCGTTTCTCGCCAGTTTGACGACCGCAGGGCTTACCGGTTTTGACGTCAATCCACTCTTCAGCAAACCAGCGACCAAGGCCGCCGCGACCACGCCTCTTTTCAGCCATTGCTTTTCAAGCTACGGTACTTTCCGCCGCGCTTTTTGTATTCGCGGACCAACCACGAATTAGCATATACGCTAGGATACACGGCGAACTTGCGCTTTGCCTCAGCCTTGACGCGAGCGTAAAGAGCCTTGTCAGTTGGAACATTCTTTTTCATTTCTTGCGGCTCGGCTTCTTTTTCTTGCGGGACTTGCCGGCACGATCAAGCGCAATCGCGACAGCCTGCTTCTCTGGATAACCCTCCCTGCGGAGCTTGCTGATATTAGACGAAATGCTCTTCTGCGACTTACCCCGTTTCAGTGGCATGGCTTCATCCAGGCTGCCTGAACTGTAGGCAAGAAAAATCCCCCCATCAGCATTGCTGACAGGGGGAAGACCACCTTGCAAAGAAAAGCCTAGCACGCTCAGTTGACGGCGCGAGCAAGAATCGGATCAAGATCACCGCGAGCGCGAGCCTGCTGCACAAGCCGCTTTGCAAGAGCCCGATCGCGACCGATGATCTCAGCGGCCCGAGTTGCGTTTGCAGTGGACTTCGCAAACGGGTTATCGGTCGTCGGCATGGGGGAACGGTAAGACGGCAAGCCGCTACCAGTTGGAACATTGCCAGGGAAGTAGATACTGTAGTCGTCATCGTGTTCGATCTGACCAACGCCATCCGTGACATTGATCGGATTTTCTTCGGGACCGAAGACGACGGTGACACCATCTTCAAGAAGCCGGAAGTCCTTCCCGCGCAGGGCGTACACATGAGCGGAACGCTTGCAGCCGGCTTTGTCAAGCTCCTGCATAACGATGCCCTTCTTGTACTCTTCCTGACGGGCACGCCTTTCGGCTTCCTTCTCCTTGCGCTCTTGCTTGAGCTGTTCGTCCATCTTGGCCAGCTGGCTTTGCAGGGAGGAGAGCTGGACTTTCATCGCCTCCTCAACGGC